GCAGGGTATCCGTGACATGGCTGATTTTATGAAGAATGAGGAAATCGGAACATATGCGAAATACAGGGAAACTGTTCAGGAGCGTATGGAGCATATGGAGGATGTCATAGGTGATGATTTCCAATTCGAATCAGAGGAAGAGTATGACTCAATGCGGAGATTCATGGGAGAGATGCAGGAGCGCTTTTCATCCGGTGAGATGTGGAAGAAATGGAGCGGAGATTCAGCCTCATTATATGGTGAGCTGAAAGATAAAGGAATTGACGCTCATGAGGGAGTCCCTCTGTTCTCAGAGGCTCGCAGACTCGGACTTGATCCCCGGCAGTTTCTCAGAAACTATGAATACTGGCTGAATAATGTTGATGCTCTGAGGAGTGCCAAGCCGATCCGGAGCAAAGAGGGAAGGAAGATATATCCCTCAGATTATGCCCGCAAACTGGGATTAGACAAGATATCAGGAGGAAGGAGATCATCGAGTGGACGCAGAAGGAGTAAAAAGCGCTGATCTCAGTATCTTCACTGATCCGGAGATCATATCCAGACAGGGGAAACGTAAAGCAAAGAGCTACTGTGATATTGTCTGCGCTTTCGATATTGAGACTACTCTGATAGACTCCATCAGGCAGTCAGTAATGTATATATGGCAGTTCCAGATAGAGGATCAGAATACCATCATAGGCAGGACATGGGAGGAGTTCAGACTCCTCCTAAAGAGGATCAGTGATACTATCCCGGAGGGATCATCTGTAGTTATCTATGTTCACAATCTTTCATACGAATTTCAGTTTATAAAATCGCAGATTCCTATTGATTCAGTATTCGCAATGGATAACAGGAAGATATTGACAGTAGAAAGCGGACCGTTTGAATTTCGCTGCAGTTATCTTCTATCTAATATGTCACTTGAAAAGTTTGTGATCTCCGCAGGAGGCAGATACAGGAAGCAGGAGGGATTTGATTATTCCAAAAAGCGATTTGCATGGACTCCTCTCACAGATGAGGAAATGAAATACTGCATCTATGATGTGAAAGCTCTGACAGATGCAGTCAGGCATAAAATGCAGATGGATCATGATACACTTCTATCTATTCCTAGAACATCAACCGGATACGTTCGGAGAATATTTAAGGAAATCATGAGACCGTATAACCGGATGGTTAAATGGGAGCTCCCTGATCTTGATGTGTTTCATGGACTGAGAAAAGCATTCAGGGGAGGAGATACTCATGCAAACAGATACAATACTCAGGTGATCATCCGGGATGTACACAGCTACGATATAAGCTCATCGTATCCGTCTGCGCTGATCGGGGAGCTGTATCCGGGGAGATTTGAGAGAGCTGATCCGGATCACCTGCAGGAGCTGATCCGGAGGAATTACGCTCTGCTGATCCATTTAAATCTGTATGATGTCCATCTGATCCGGGAGGAATGGGGAGCGCCATACATTCCAAAAGCTAAATGCGGGAGAGTGTTCAATGGAGTTTATGATAATGGCAGAGTGCTCTCAGCTGAGGTAATTTCTGAGCTCTGGATCACAGAAATTGATTTCAAGATCATATGCGATCAATACGATTTTGAATATGAGATAGTGGATATGTTTGCATCGCAGAAGAAGAAACTTCCTAGGCCATTCAGAGATCAGTTAATACATTTATACAGGCAGAAAACAGAGCTGAAAGGGATTGATGATTACGCATATTCAAAAGCAAAAAATCAGTTCAATTCAGCCTATGGGATGTCTGTTCAGAATCCCTGTAAACCGGATTACAAATATGATCCAGAGAAGAAAACAGTTGAGCTTGACGATACTAAAACGATGCAGGAATTGATTGACGAGTATCACAATAAAGGATGGCTGCCGTATCAGATCGGCGTATGGTGTACATCATACGCCAGAGCAAAACTGCAGGAGGGGATCAGTCTGATTGATCCTGATCGCTTTGTGTACTGCGATACTGACTCCGTGAAAGTTATAGGAAACGCAGATAAGGAATTTAAGATGCTTAACCGTAAATACATAAATAAGAGATGGAGCGCAGTCGATCCATCCGGGGAGCGTCACTATTTAGGGATATTTGAAAAGGATGCTCACTATCAGAAGTTCGTGACAATGGGAGCAAAGAAATACGCATATGTGGATGATGCAGGAGAGCTGCATGTCACCATATCAGGAGTTAATAAGAAGGCAGGAGCGGAGGAGCTCGGCTGTATTGAAAACTTCCGGGAGGGATTTGTATTCCAGAAAGCGGGAGGATTGGAGGCAGTCTATAATGATGATCCTGAGGTGAAAGAGATCACTATAGAAGGACATCATATTGATATATCTTCTAATGTGGCGCTCATTCCATCAACATATACATTAGGAATAGCTCCGGACTACAGGGAGCTTCTGAATTTCCTGATGAATACAGACATTAGATATTCATTGCACTATGAGAGATGAATATGCTAGAATGATTGCGGGAGCTGATACTGTCATATAGTCCGCTCGATCAGCTCCCAACATATAAGAGACATAAAAGACAGATAAAGGAGGATATTATGTCATTTGCAAAGAAAAGAAACAAAGGTTCTAAGTTCAACATCAACACGCAGGGATTTGATTTCAAAAGGCTTTCTGATCTGAAAGATGATCAGGTTTATCAGGTCTTCGGCGTAAAGGTCTTTACAACTAAATACGGAGACAGTCCCGCTGCGATTCTGAAGGACTGCTATGTAAATCTGCCTAAACATATGGCAGATGATGTGTATGAGATTCTGGTTGATGATGATGATGTTGATGCAATTAATGCCGGCAAAGTGGGACTCAAAAAGAGATCATATCACTCAGACAAGTATGACAAGGACTGCATCGGTATTGAATGGGTGGACATTGAATAAACATTAATAAACTTATAAAAGGATCCTATGAGCGGGGATCCTTTTTACTATACTTAAGTATAGGAGGAGGATTAATAAGATGGAATTATATGACAGTAACGGATGGTTCAATGCTCCGGATGTGATCTCTGATCCTGCAGTGTTTATTTTCTGCACAGGAGCAAGAGGGACCGGGAAAACTTACGGAGTGCTCAAATATTTGATCAGCAGCGCTCAGACTTTCATCTATTTGAGACGGACTCAGGAGGAGAGTGATCTGCAGGCGAAATCTGAGACAAGCTCACTGCAGAAAGTAATTGATGATTTGCATCTGGATAGCAGCTATTTAAAGATTGCCAAGAAGATCGGACACGTTGAGATCAGCTCCGGAGCGCATGCTTACTGCTGTGCTCTTTCAACATTTGCATCAGTCCGTGGTGTTGATTTCTCTGATGTGAAATACATTGTTTACGATGAAATGATACCGGAGGCTCATGCACACAGGATCAAACATGAGGGAATGGCTCTCATGAACTTATACGAAACTGTGAACCGTAACAGAGAGCTGACAGGGGAGGATCCTGTTAAATTCATCGGACTTAGTAACTCCCTTAACATTGCGAATGATATTTTCATGGAGTTTAAACTGATATCAAGTGCTGAGGATATGCTGCAGAAACAGGAGGAGATCAGGAGACTGGGAAATAAGTTACTGATCATCATGCAGCACTCTCCAATATCGGACCGGAAGAAAGATACAGCTCTGTATCAGGCAGCATCAGATGATTTTGTGCAGATGGCTATACATAATAAATTTATCCTCAACGATTTCAGCTATGTGAAGCGGAGAAATCTGAGAGAGTATAAACCATATATGCAGATTGGAGATTTATATGTATATGATCATAAATCATCAGATGATTTTTATGTGAGTTTCTCCCGATGCCATACGGATCAGATTTATACGTCATCATTGAATGATCTGAGAAGACTCAGGAGAGAGCAGTGGGATCTATACTGTGATTATCTGGATGGTTTTGTGAGATTTGAAAACTACAACGCAGTAGCATTATTCGAGCGGTATTTTGCCCTTGTTTAGTTTTGTGCAATTTGTTATTTTATGTATGAGCAGGGGAGCGCAGTCACATCTCCGGAAGAGAGGCTCCTGATCTTGTGACGGATCATAAACTGCTCATAAGGAGAGAGTAAATGCGGGATTTCATGAGATTTATTATTCCTATCATCTTATATGTCTCCGCATTTCTGATAATACTGGAGGCTCTTATTGATGGATGAGATTGTAACAGCTATAAGTACTGTAGGATTTCCGATTGTCTGCACTCTGATCCTCCTCTATTTGCTGGTCAAAGAAAACGAGCAGCATAAGGAGGAGATGATCTCAATTAAGGACACGATCCAGAACAATACTATTGTTCTAACAGAGCTAAAGCAGCTCCTGAATGATCTTCTGAATGGAGGCGGTAATGATGAAATACGGAATTGATATTTCTGAACACAATGGGAACATTGATCTCACGAAGTACAAGCCTGATTTTGTCATCATCAGGGCAGGATATGGTATCCGGCATACAGATAAAAAGTTTATGCGTAATGTAAAAGAATGCCAGAGATTAAATATTCCCTATGGTGTTTACTGGTTCAGTGAAGCTCTGAATGCTGATCAGGCAGCTCAGGAGGCTGAGTATTTCCTGAATCTGATCTACTCCATCCGGATAGACTGCGGTGCATGGTTCGATCTTGAGGACTCCACATATAAAACAAATAACAACTGGAAGAAGACAGAAAAGAATCTTTCAGACATTGCTTACACATGGTGTGATGCTGTGGAGCGGGCAGGATATTATACCGGGATATACTGCTCTCAGTCATGGCTCCCGTATCTGGATAAACGCTGTGACAGATTTGATAAGTGGGTTGCCTCATGGGGACATGAGAAAAATACTATGTCACTCGGATCACTGCTGCAGTATACGGATAAACTCGGAGGAGCTAATCTTGATGGTGATGTTTGCTACTATGATCTGTCTGTGTATCAGATCGGACAGCAGCCGGTATCCGTATCAAAATATGAGGCTCTAATTAATGAGCTTGCTAACCGGGTAATGAATGGAGAATTTGGATCTGGAGAAGAAAGAAAAAAGAATCTCGGTCCGATATATGATGATGTTCAGAATCAGGTAAATCTGTTATATGGAGGAGGATAAACATGTTTGATGATCTGATTAAATTAATTAATGCGGGATTTACGCATGATGAAATCATGCAGCTCACATCAGGAGCTCACGCAGCTCCGGAAGCTCCGCAGGAGGCATCTCCTGCAGAGGATCCAACTGCGGAGAGTGTACCGGAGGCAGCTCCGGAGAGCTCTCCTGAGACAGCTCCGGAAGAACCGGGAGAAACGGACTACATTACTACACTGCGCTCAGAGATCAATGATCTCCGTAAACTTATCCAGAAAAACAATGTCATGACTGCAGAGCAGCAGTCATCAAGAACAACACAGAAAACCGATACTGATATCATTGCTAATATTATTAAAGGAGGCTAAAAAATGTCAGTTAACGCTATGGCTATTGAGGATGTTTATCAGCTCCTCAACTCACTGCATACGCAGGCTACAGGTCGGACAGCCATTGCTCCGACTAATGTAAGTGAATTTATCTCTATGGCAAATACAACTCTGTCAGCGGGAGTTGATGTTGTCTATTCTAATCTGATGCAGACAATCGCAAAAACTGTCTTCTCTACAAGACCTTACAACGCTAAGTTTAAAGGACTGGATGCAGACTCCATCAGATGGGGAGGCATCATCAGGAAGATCAGCATGGCTGATCAGGATATCGCTGCTGATAAGGTCTATCATGATCTGACAGACGGAACTGCTGTAGACATGTATGAAAGAAAGAAAGCGAACATCCTTGAAACTCGTTTCTATGGATCAGATGTTTATCAGGATTTCTATACCATCTACAGAGTGCAGCTCCTGAATGCTTTCAAAGGTCCGGAGGAGCTCGGATCATTTATCTCCATGATTGCTCAGGAGATGGCTAACAAGTGGGAGCAGTATAACGAAGAGCTCAGAAGAACAGCGCTCTGTAATATGATCGCTGCCAAGGTGGCATTGAATGAAGATGTGATCCATCTTCTGACAGAGTACAATCAGGCATCAGGTCAGAGTCTAACAGCGCAGAGCATTTATCAGCCGGCAAATGTAAAGGGATTTTTCGAATGGGTTAAAGCTCGGATCAATACGCTCTCCCGGCAGATGACAGCACGCAGCGTCAAATTTCAGCATCAGATCACAGGTAAACCGATTACGAGACACACTCCCTACAGAGATCAGAAGCATTATCTGTCTGCTGATGCGCTGGATATTATTCAGACTACAGTTCTCCCGGAGGCTTTCCACAATGAGGACCTGAAATATGTTGATGTTGAGGCTGTGGATTACTGGCAGTCCATCAACAGCCCTAATCAGATTAAGATGACTCCGGTGACGATTGATGCTGACGGTCAGACTCAGACAGGAACAGCTACAACGGTATCTAATATCTTCGGATGCATGTTTGACAGAGACGCTGTAATGGTCTCTAACATTGATAAGGAAATCTCTAATACTCCCTACAATGCAAGAGGACGCTATTACAACACATATCTCTCAGCCAACAGCAAGTACTGCAATGATCTCACAGAGAAGTTTATTGTTCTTCTCCTCGATTAATAATAAGGAGCTCTCTCTATGGCTTTCAGAGTAACGTTTTATAAATTCTCAAAAAGGAGCAACTCTACTCTCAGACCATCCGGAGGGAGCTCCTTTAATTGTATAATTAAAGCAGGATCAGGAGTCCTATACCCGACTATCACTCTGGATATGGGCAGCGCAGGAGGATATCCTGATTATAACTACTGCTATATTCCCGATTTTGATCGTTATTACTATATACAGGACATGGTTAACCGTGGTCCTGTATGGGAGATCAAACTTAAAGTGGATGCTCTTGCATCGTGGAGAGATACCATTGGAGGAACATCACTCTATGTGCTGCGGAGCTCCGCTGAGAGTGATGGAAATGTTTATGATACATATTATCCGACTACATCACAGAACACAGTTCAGATCACGGCCGGAAGCAGGTTATTCTCATCTCAGAATGATGATGCGATCCATCCTCCGGTTGAGGGGTGCATTGTCTGCGGTGTTGTTTCTAAAAATGCTAGTATCGGATCGTTAGCTTACTATGCGATCCCCTATGCAGGATTTGACAGACTGTGCAGTTATCTCACATCTGATACACTGCTGACGGATTACAACTTCAAGGAGACGGATGCCTCATTTGAATTACAGAAGGCGCTTATAAATCCGCTGCAGTATATTAAAACTGCAATATGGCTTCCGGGAGATGCAAGCTCATACGGATCATCTGCTGAGGTGGTGGTATTCAACTGGAGCACAGGAGTATCCGGGTACAGACTCGGAGGATATGAACCGTATACTGTATTCAGTGACTCTCTGACCGTGGCTAATCATCCGCAGATCAGCAGAGGCAGATATCTAAATCTGACTCCGTACACTATTACATGGCTTGATGCTCCTCCCTTCGGGACGATCCAGATAGACAGCTCGCTTCTGAGAGACTCAGCAACGATCAATTACGATGCGATTCTGGATCACATTACCGGAGTCGGGACGCTCAGGATTAAGAATGCCTCCGGAGCAATTATCTCCACAGTATCCGCTCAGGTCGGTGTTCCTGTGAATCTCTCTCAGGTGACAAGGGACTATCTCGGCGCTGCATCTAATACAGTTCAGAGTGTAGCTCATGCAGCACAAGATGCGATATTCGGAAACATTGCGGGAGCTGTGTCCGGAGTGGCATCCGGAATAGCATCAGCAGCTAACAGCCTTGCTCCCAGAGTTCAGAGTATGGGAGGGACAGGATCCTTTTCCGCTCTTTATGGAAGAGTCAGACTCTTTCAGCAGTTCTTTACTATCGCAGATGAGGACTTGTCTCATAATGGCAGACCATTATGTAAAGTAAGGACTCCTGCATCTCTGGGTGGTTTTATGATGGTACTTGATGGAGATATATCCGCTCCTGCTACAGATGCGGAGCTCTCTGAGATCCGCTCTATGTTGGAGGGAGGATTCTATTATGAATAGCTCATGTTTCTCTGATTTGATCCGCAAATTGGAGGCGGGAGGTGATCCGGAGGAGCTCATACCATACTCATTTAACGGATCCCGGGAGCAATTCATAGAGTTACTGATGATCTATATTAAATATGGGAAGAATGAGCGCAGACTTTCAGTCTGCAGGGAGAAACTGAAGGAATATGCTGCAGGGACAGACAGCTGTATATGAGGGACATGAAGTCTGTTTATTCCCCATGGACTATATGTACTGCACGCAGGTATCCGGTCCGGGTAGCTATTCTCATTGCTGCGGACATGCTTCTGACTGGGTGGGGACTCACAGCAACTATCCGGTGTGGGCTCCTTACTCCGGAACAGTAACAAGTATTGGATCGGCATCCGGAGGATATGCGGTTAATTTTGTATCTGATTCGGAAGTATGGACTCCATCAGGATTAAGCTATGTAACTACAAGATTACTGCACTGCAATAACTATCCTCCCGCATCCGGGCATGTGGATCAGGGAGATCTGCTGTATTACAGCGGGCAGTCAGGTATGGCTACAGGTGACCATGTTCATATAGACTGCAGTCTGATCGCTGATGATAATATCGTTTCATACGGATACTACTGCAGCGGAGGTAATCTCTGCTATGCTCTGTCAGCATCAGAGGAGCCGAATCTTGTATTCTATCTCACAGGTGATGAGGACATAGTAAACACTCAGGGACTCGATTTCGTGGACTGGACAGGCAGTCCTATCATCATAGGAGGAAAAATTAAATGGTGGTTATACGCAAACAGAACAGGAGAGCTGATATATGAATGATCCGATTATGTGGGCTGATATCATGAATGTAAACGGCCATATTGATCCGTCTACAGTACACACTAACAGCGCATTAAAGAGCTTTTTTGAGCAGTATCTTCTGATGGATATATTCTCTATTTATGAGTTTAATGGATCTCCTGAAACATGGAATATGGATTTCTTCCGCTATGTCCTGTTCATGGCGGGATATGTCGGAGTGCTCAATGTATCTGAGTATGGTCCTGTTCCGCAGTTCTGTACATTATACGGAAGAGGGCTGTATTATCAGCCTACCAGAGCTTTATTTTCTAATCCTGTATTTACAGAGAATTATGATCTTCGGATCGGATCAAACTGCAGCATTATCAAGCTGCAGCCTAATTACTCCGGGATTATGAATCTGATCAGTTACTATGCTGATATGCTCGCTCTGAGCGCTGAATCAGCAGGGATGAATCTGCAGAACAGTAAACTTGCTTATCTCTTCATCTCCGGTAATAAGACAGAAGCGGAGACATGGAAAAAGGTCATGGATGAAATACTGGCAGGAAATCCTGCAGCGTTTATTGATCAGAAATTGTTTAACCGGGAGGGAGAACCACAGTATATACAGTTCAATAACAATCTGCAGCAGACTTATATTGCCGGAGATATCCTTGAAGACATGAGAAAATGGAAACTGATGTTTGATCAGGATATCGGGATCCCGGCAGTTCATACAGACAAGAGGGAGAGACTCACCACAGATGAGGTAAATTCTAATAATGTTGAGACTCAGACAAAATGCTCTGTATGGCTTGAAACAATGAGAAAAGGAATTAAGGAAACGAATGATCTTTTCGGATTAAATTTATCAGTAAAACTCAGATGGGAGGGATACTCTGATGGCAATGATTACGATCCTCGGGATGTACCAGTGGAATAACTACATTTTCGATGACATCAAGCTCCCGGATGGTGTTGAGAAGGATGTCCTGATTGATAATCTTCTCCTTGAACTTGCTGAGTTTGAGATACTCTACTCTGATCCGGATGTAATGAAAGCATCTATTGATATCTGGAGCAGGAAACAGTATAGAGTGTGGAGCAGATTGGCTGAGACTTTTGATCTTGACTATAACCCAATCTGGAACGTGGACGGTACCGAAACAGAGATTGAAACTCATGATCTCCATGCATCAGGATCAGTTAAGCGGACCGGACAGGAGACAGGGAAAGTGACCGGATATAACTCCGATACGCTCCGCACATCGGATCAGATGGACAGCTCAGCAGATACAAACAGCACCGGATCAGACACAGGGACTATCACCCGGCAGAAGACCAGAGGCGGTAATATCGGGGTAACCATGACGCAGCAGATGCTATCCGCTGAGCTTGATGTAAGACCGAAATTAAACATCTATTCATATATTATTGAAGACTTTAAACAGAGATTCTGTCTCATGATCTATTAAGGAGGTTAAAACATGAGCAAAGCATTAAGCGCAAATATTCATGATCCGAATCATACAGTTGATGAGTATGATCTTTATTTCAATGGTGAACCGATTGAAACAGGTGGCGGAGGAGTGAATTGGATTGTCAAAACAGTTAGGGCAACAGTTACGGATATTCTCACAATCGCACTTGATGAAGCACTGCCGGAAGTATTCCATGTTGTCGGATATGGTTTATATGGTGGATATCAGGAAAATAACATCATCGCATTCAGTAATGAAAACAATGGAAATTCTCACGGTCTTGTAATGGGAAATATAAGCACCAACACATTAACAGCAAATATATCTGGAATGGGATTTAAATTTGCTATCTCAGAAGATAGAAAATCGTTGATTGTTCAGGCAGCAACAGCAACTAAAACTTTTATCGTAAATCAGTCATACGTCATTTTCATTGCATATTAATGGAGGTATAGCATGCTTGGATTCTTACATAAATTTCCTTATAGTAATTTCCATGAGATCAATCTTGACTGGATCATAAACACAGTTAAATCATACGGGACTCAGATTGATGAGCTCAGATCAGAGATTGATGATGCTGTGGATTATCTCAAAACAAATCTTGAAAACACTGTTATTCAGGTTGTAAACGCAGCCATTGAGGCGGGATCATTCAATGTTGCAGTGAGATACACTGCAGCAGATGAGAGAATTGATATCATTGTCACGGAGGGAAACTGATATATGGCATATGTGAAAAATATCAACGGATATGATATTAAGGACGCTGAAGCAAGGGAGCAGATTGCAGCGCTTAAGGAATATGTTGACAGACCTTTAGGCAGATGGATTTTCGTGGGAGATTCTTATAACGTGAATGATCGGACAGATGGAAGCGGAGCAGGATGGGGAAAGAGGATCATTGATAATCTCGGATTAACAGAATCGTACTCCTTTGCCATTGGAGGAACAGCATTCGGTAAATCGGGTAATCTCAATTTCAGATATGTACTGAGTGAAAATATTAACTCTGTTTCTGATCCTGATACTATTACGGATATCCTTGTCGGAGGCGGGTACAATGAATGGGAACAGACCACAGCAAATATTGACGCAGGAATCATCTCATTTATTGAATACGCAAAGACAGTCTGCCCGAATGCGAGAGTGCATATTGCATTTATCGGCAGAAGCACTCTGTATGACAGAAACGCACAGTTTCCCAGAGTGTTCAGAAGATATCAGCATGTAAGCGGACTGCATGGAGCGTCATATGTATCCAATAGCGAGGCTGTGATCAGAACAACTCACTTACTTGAATCTGATGGCATTCATCCAACATCAGCAGGATTAGCGCAGATTGCTTCATGTCTCGGTTCATATGTTGTTTATGGAAACTGCTCATACTACTCAGGACTTGTAACCGGGAGATTGACTCCTGCAGGAGCATTTACTTTCAACACTAACGCAAGATTGTATAGTACCTGTCACAATTCAATAGTGAGCACTCTCCTCTACAATCTCAGACTCACAGTCACAGGATCAAACATCACCATCTCAGGAAGTGACTATACTGATATCGCTACAATAGACAGATGTACGATCATGGGAGATGATGGAGATTTCTATACATTTAAGGCATTTGTATATGTGAAAAGCAGTGCTACAGGATCATTCACTACTGGATTGATGTCATTCAAGATTTACAGGGGATCAAACAACATCCTCAGACTGGCAGCAAGAGCGCTCCCATTCGGAACATTCAGCGGGTGGCAGGATATGGATGTCTGGGAGATCTATACATATAAGGATCCTGTTATGAATACCTATCCTGCGCTCTTCGGAGACAGCTAATCCAACTGATCCAAATCCTCCCGGATCAGTATGACGAGGCTCAGCAGTTTTACTCATTCTGCTGAGCTTTTCTTTATGCACTGACACAAAAGTATCAGGATTTGACCAGTCATCACCGGGATCATACCCGGGAGTGTCTCTGAGCTGAGGACAGGAAACTATACATTTATAGCATGGGTGTTATACATATCTGCTAGCAGGCAT